AACGTATGTTTTACAGGCATATGACACAGCATTTTCAAAAAAAGAAACTGCGGACTATTCAGCGATCACAACTTGGGGTATATTCAACCCAGAAGAAGGCGGACCAGACAACATAATTCTACTGGATGCCAAGCGAGGGCGTTGGAATTTTCCAGAACTAAAGGAAGTTGCGTTTGATGAGCATGAGTATTGGGAACCCGATATGGTATTGATAGAAGCGAAAGCTACGGGTACTCCTTTGATACAAGAGTTGCGGCTTCGAGGCATACCAGCCTTGGGATTTGCACCTGGAAGAGGCACGGATAAGATAACTCGTATGCACATGGTTGCACCAATGTTCGAAGCTGGTGTAGTATGGGCACCAACGGACAAGAAGTTTACAGACGAAGTGATAGAAGAGGTTGCGTCATTTCCTAATGGTGATCATGATGACTTTTGTGATAGTATGACGTTAGCTATAATGAGATTCCGGCAAGGGGGATTTGTTTCTCTTGCAGGAGAAGACATAGAAGAAGATTATTACCCTCAGAAAAGGGAGTACTACTAATGGCACTACCACCACAACCAATGGGATCAATTGTAGATTCAGGCCTTATGCAAGGTGGACCGCAAGAAGAAATGTTGGGACAACAAGTTGAAGTAATGGCACCGGAAGAGTTTGAAGGTGGGGCAGAAGTTATTCCAGACGGAGAAGGTGGAGCTATTGTTCAAGCTATTGCGGAAGCAACCGGCATGGACATAAACGATATGATCGAGCATGACTCTAATTTAGCCGAGTATCTAGATGAAGAGGTCCTTAAAGAAATCTCTATGGATCTTAGAGCGTCGTTTGAAGATGACTTACAATCAAGAGATTCTTGGGAAGAGACATATACTAAAGGATTAGATCTATTGGGTGTTGGGAGCACTGATCGTTCTGTTCCGTTTGAAGGAGCCTCTGGAGTAACACATCCGTTGATCGCTGAGTCGGTTACTCAGTTCCAAGCACAAGCGTATAAAGAATTATTGCCTTCTGGTGGCCCTGTGAAAACGAAAGTCATTGGTCTTTCGAACCCAGAGACCGAGGGTCAAGCTACTCGTGTCAAGAACTTTATGAATTACTTAATCATGGAGAAAATGGAAGAGTTTGATCCAGACATGGACCAGATGTTGTTTTACTTACCGCTATCTGGTTCCACGTTTAAGAAGGTTTATTATGACGAAGCCAAAGGTCGCCCTGTATCTAAGTTTGTTGCGGCACAAGATGTAGTGGTTCCCTACACTGCTACTGATTTGGTTACTGCACCACGGATAGCCCATGTTTTAAAGATGACAGACAATGAAGTTAGAAAACTTCAAGTTGGTGGTATGTATCGAGACATTGAGCTAGGAGAACCAGGTGATACCGAGGAAGATACCGTTGAGCAAAAGGTAGATGAGCTTCAAGGGATTTCGAGGACATATAAAGACGAGATACGGAACATTTTAGAGATTCACTCTGTTATGGAGATAGAGGGTTTTGAAGACAAGGACGAGCAAGGAGAGCTCACAGGGATAAAACTTCCATACATCGTAACGATAGATAGAAGTAAGGGTGATGTGTTAGCTATCCGCAAGAACTATGCGGAGAACGATCCTTTAAAACAAACGATTCAATATTTTGTACATTATAAGTTCATGCCTGGGTTAGGCTTCTACGGTTTTGGTTTAACTCACATGATTGGGGGTCTTGGACGTGCTGCGACTAGCATCCTACGTCAGCTTATTGACGCTGGGACGTTGGCTAATTTACCAGCGGGATTCAAGGCTAGAGGTGTAAGGGTCCGTAATTCGGATGAACCGTTACAACCGGGCGAATGGCGGGATATAGATGTACCAGGTGGTGACATAAGGAGTGCGATTACACCGCTTCCGTATAAAGAACCATCTGCGACGTTGGCTCAATTGCTGGCGGCTTTGATCGAAGGTGGACGGAGATTTATCTCTGTTGCTGATGAACAAGTCAACAACATGAGTGGCGAAACACCAGTGGGCACAACAGTTGCTATGTTGGAACGTGGCATGAAGGTAATGTCCGCGATACACAAGAGACTACACTACGGACAAAAGAATGAGTTCAGGATATTAGCTCGAATTGTTGCAGAGAATCTACCTCCATCCTATCCATACCAAGTTGCTGGAGCGAGTCCTGAAATAAAACAACAGGACTTTGATGGACGGATAGATATAATTCCTGTATCAGATCCCAACATTTTCTCTATGGCACAACGGGTAGCATTAGCTCAAAGTCAGCTACAACTAGCGCAATCTAACCCAGAGATGCATAATATGTACGCATCATATCAGCGGATGTATCAAGCCTTAGAAGTACAAAACATTGAAGAGATATTACCACCGATACCAGAACCCCAACCGATGGATCCTGCTATTGAGAATGCAAGGGCCTTGTCGGGACAGTTGCTTCAGGCTTTCCCAGATCAGAACCATGATGCACATATTATGGCGCACATGATCTTTATGAAAACGCCGCTTGTGCAAACTTCTCCACAGATAATGGGAACATTCTACGCGCACCTCCAAGAGCATTTAAACTTTAAAGCTACGAACCAGGCTATACAGGAGGCGCAAGAAATTATGCAACAAGTGCAACTATTGGCTCAATCGGGAGGCATTAGTCCTGAACAGGCACAACAAGAAATAGCGGACATACAGGCTGGTCTTAACGACCCATCGGCTTTAGCTAATTACGTTGCAGAGATCTCAGCTAAACTAATGGGAGAGATCATATCAGAGTTAATGCCACCACCCAACGATCCAATGGCTGATCCTTTGGTTCAGATTAGAATGCAAGAGTTGCAAATAAAACGTGATGATGTTGAGAAAGATAATGAAGTAGACAAAGCTCGATTGCTCATGGAAGCGGCTAAGATGGAGCAACGTTCTGCTACAGATGCGGCTCGTCTTGAGGTTCAAGAAGAGATCGCAGAGGATAGAACTGAAGTAAACAGAGAACGTATTCAAGTTCAGCGAGATGCTATGGAAGCGAAGAATAGGAGGTAACATGCGGGGGGCTTGGATATACTGGAGAACTTTGCCTATCTTAGTGGGTGTTTTAGTTCTGTGTATCCTTTTATCCGGGTGTAGTAATTTAAGTTGCAAGGCTCTCTCTTTAGAGAATCTTTGTTCATGGGGGGACAAATGATAGTTAAGAAAAAAGCATTACTTCTTTTGCTAATCACAGCTTTTTGTGTAGTTTCTTATTTACTCTTTGCAACTATAACACATGCCGCTGATAGCAATACTGTTTCCAGTACTGTGGTTACAGACAAGTCTGTTCCTACAGCAAGTGCACCCTCTGTTGTAGTAAACAATAGTGATGTGTGTAAGAGTGCGGCGGCAGCAAGTGTACAGACCCAGGTTCTAGGTATAGCCACAGGTATTACTATTACCGATGAGAACTGTGAGCGATTAAAACTTAGTCGTGGTCTTTACGTTATGGGAATGAAAGTGGCAGCGGTCTCTACACTTTGCGGTGATTACCGTATTTTTGATGCTATGTGGATGGCGGGAACTCCCTGCCCGTACATGGGTAAGATAGGGGACGATGCTAAAACTGCGTGGTTGGACGAGGGTATGGGAATGATACCAGAGGATTCTACGATAAAGGATCACATTCTATTTACTACTTTAACTGCGGAGAAGAAAATAGAGAAGGTAAAGAAGAAGAAAGTTAAACCTAACAAAAGGCCGATTGATGCAGAAAAAGTTAAGTTATGGGCTACTCCTCTTGGGATTCTTAGCCTGCTCCTCCTTCTCTAAAGCAGATGAAGTTTGCCCATCAGGAACTGTAGGTCTGTGTGATCCCGCAGTTATTGAGACAATTGTAGAAAGTATAGATATAACTACTCAAAATGATGGTGCGGGTACGCTTACGACCACAGTGACTACTACAACTACAACCACAGATACGGTAGTCAACACTGACTCAGGAGATGTTCTTGATGGTGATAATGATTTTGTCACAACGAAGTTTGAGGGCGATATGGACAAAGACTGGGGAGGCCAAGGCCCAGCTTCTATTTCTTCAGGATCTACTTGTGGACAACTAGGTACAGACAAATGCGCTCAGATAACAGGGTCTGGCAACAGCACATCTACGATGGGTGTCAGTGGTATGGGTACTACGTTTAAACAAACAATAAACATATCGGATCTAAATATAAGTAGCGGCGGTAAAACGACGTATAGTATTAAGGTGGATAAACAGGACGCTAGTGACAGCATCTATATGCATATTACAGGGAAGGATGGGAATACGACTTCATTCGCAGGGACTGATGTTCTTTCAGCAACTGGAGTTTCTAGCGGGTATCAAGAATATACAGGGAGTTTTAATTTTGCTAACGCTCTTACATCTATTATTGTGGAAATAGGTGGTCGGGATATTAACTTATCTATTGGTCCAATGTTTGATGATGTAAGTATAAACGTATTATACAATGTGATATCTCAAATCATACTGCAAACAATTACTACTGTTGAACAATATGTGTACACCAACGGAGATGCCACCCAGGAAGAACTAGACATTGTAGAAGATATATTCGAGCATAATGATACTATAGAACAACCCGATGGAAGCTACGACTTAGAGCCTATTGATAATGGTGGTTCAAACGACACATCTTATGAATCTGTAGAGATGG